GATTTTTTTTCACGGGAACAACATCATCCTCCACACTATCATCGTCTTCTTCATCACTGTCCACAGTTTCATAATCATCATCATCGTCTTCATAATCACTATCAAAGATGTCATCAGTATCCTCATCACTATCAGGACGATTCTTCCGAAGTCTCTGTGGTTTGTCACGCATATTTTTCTTGATTGATTTAGATACAAAATCGTTCTTAACACGCGACATATTGTTACTAATAAGATATACTAAGTAATGTTTATGTTTTTTATATTTATCATTTCAATTTCAATTTTCTGATTATTATGAAAAAATTGAATCGTAAAAGGATATAAATATACGTTATAATATATATATTAGTATCTATAATGAGTTCTTCACAGAAGAAAAGAATGAATGAATATAGGGCTCCATCCAAAATCATTGGCGTGCAATTTAGTATGCTATCTCCGGAGGAAATCCGCCGCAACTCTGTTGTGGAGGTTACTTCGCGTGATACTTATATAAATAATAAGCCAGTGATTGGTGGTCTATTTGACCCACGTATGGGTGTATTAGAGCCCGGACTATTGTGTCCTACGGATGGATTGACATACATTGATACTCCTGGTTATTTCGGCCACATCGAATTGGCTCGTCCAGTATTCTTCATTCAACATTTGAAAGAAATCATGAAAATTTCTCGCTGTGTCTGTTTCAAGTGCAGCAAACTATTGATTAATAAAAAACAACATAAACATATTTTGGAATTGCAAGCCGAACAAAGATGGGATTATGTCAGTGTTCTCGCTGCCAAGGTAAAACGATGTGGAGATGCGATTGAGGACGGTTGTGGATGCAAACAACCCGATAAAATCAAATTGGAGGGTATGGCGATGATTCATGCCATCTGGGAAAACATCGAAACGTCGTCCGAAAACAAAAAGATGAAAATCAAACTTACTCCCGAAATCATCATCAAGATTTTCAAGCGAATTTCCGACGAAGATGTGAGTTTTATGGGGTTCAATCCCGTGTGGGCGCGACCCGAATGGATGGTATGTCAAGTATTGCCCGTTCCTCCACCAGCAGTCCGACCTTCGGTCAAACACGATGCCCAGCAGCGCAGTGAAGACGATTTGACGCATATTTATTGCAACATCATCAAAACCAACACGGATTTGATGAACAAAATACGCGATAATACGCAATCCAATGCAATAGAGGGATTGACGACGTTGCTCCAATATTTTGTGGCGATGATTGTGAATAACAAAGTCAAAGGGTCGGAGCCGATGGCCCAACGGTCGGGTCGTCCTCTCCAATGTATTATGGGGCGTTTGAACAGCAAAAATGGACGTATTCGTGGCAATCTTATGGGAAAACGTGTCGATTTCAGTGCACGTTCGGTCATCACTGGTGACCCCAATTTGTCGATTCGGCAGCTGGGGGTTCCAATGAAAATTGCCATGAACATTACGAAACCCATGGTGGTGAACGACCGTAACCGCGATTATCTGCTCAAACTCATACAAAATGGCCCGGATATTCATCCGGGTGCCAAGATTTTGGAGCGCAAAAACGGTGAAAACATTTCGTTGAGATACGTGGACCGCGCGTCCATACGTCTTGACAACGGAGACATTGTTCATCGACACATGATGGACGGCGATGCGGTTCTCTTTAACCGACAACCGAGTTTACACAAAATGTCCATGATGTGTCACATCGTGAAAATTATGAAGGTCGGAGATACCTTCAGAATGAATGTCGCAGATACCAAACCGTACAATCAAAATTAGGTTGTCAACAGGGAGCGTGAAAAGCGTGCTACTCCCTAGTGAGTAAATTAATAAATACTTGAGGCAATGAATATAAAAATTGTTCTATATATTATATAGAATGGTATCCGATACAAAACCTTTAGACGTCAAATGTTGTTCAAGATGTGATGAAACAAAAGAAAATGATAAGTTTATTAAAAACCGAAATATCTGTAAAGAATGCAGAAATAAAGGAAGTAGGGAAAAATACAAGAATATTGTGGTTATCCAACTAAACACACTCAATTGTAACGCTTGTGAAACAAGTAAACCATATTCAAGTTTTTATAAGGGTCGAACCACATGTAAAGAATGTATTAGTGAAAAACGCCGAAAAAAATATGATGAAGACGAAGAACATCGTCTGAAACTAATTAAAATGGCGTCTACATTCAAACACAATAAAGTGGTGGAACGACAAAATAAAAAGCTTGAAGAAATAGGTGAGGGTAACAAGAAATGTAGCCATTGTAACACGATAAAACCAGAGAATAAATTTCGTTATAATCGTTTAAAGTGTAGAATCTGTGAACGGGATGAACCATTGGACAAATTCAAACGAACCGTTAGAGGACGTATTCATAGTGCTTTAACAAAGAAAACTATGCATACGGTTAAATATCTCGGTGCGACTTCGGATGAATATCTACAATGGATTCTACATAACGATAAAAAATATACTCTGGAAAATCGTGGAAAAGAATGGCACATTGACCATGTTATCCCTCTCTATTGGTTTAATTTGGAAAACGAAGAACAACAATTGATTGCGTTTAATTGGAGAAACACAATGCCCTTGTCCCCGAAAGAAAACTTATCTAAAAATTGTAAAATTATACCATCACAAATTAAACAACATTATACACATCTATTGGAATACCATAAAGAAAAAAATATAGAAATGCCTCAAGAATTTATTGATTTATTTGCAACACTACCAAATTGAAAAGTCTGGTGATATATAAAATTTATGGTAATATTTGTTAACATAAATTTTATGTATCATCAGATGACACGGGGACCCCCTTATAGCCTTTACTACTACCCTATTGTTGGAAACAACAGATAGGGGATCTTGGTTAATAGCCAAACCCGACAGTAAAAACGTAAAGGATTGGGAAATCCGCAGCCAAGCCCCTAAACTCGTTATGATAAGAGCATGGGGAAGGTTCAACGACTTGACGATAGTGGATGTCAAATGATGGTCTGATCAACCTGATGATGTATAAAGTAAAGTCTGGTCCTGATTCGAAAGGTCAGGTGAATTTCATATCGCTGGGTGAGTGATGTGGAATTCTGTAAAACACAACGGCTGATTTTGATGGAGATAGACATTTTGTCTCCAACATGCGGCTGCCAATCAAGTTGTAGACAATACTTGGTTGGGAAAACAGTGTAATGTCTACTTATTCAACAATTTCGCATAGGTTGTTGGATAAATATAACCGTATAGTTGTATATTTAAAAGAATATAGAGGTTAAACGTCATAATATAATGAAATGGAATACAGACAAGATTTAAAAAATACAATCATTGATGATGAAACACTACGATATTGTGAAATATATAAAATCACAAATCTAATCAATCATAAAGTATATATTGGTCAAGCAGTCTCACATATTTTAAATACGAAAAGGTTTCGCCCCTATGGAATGGAAGGAAGATTCCGTAGCCATGTTAGCGAAGCATTTTCAAATAAAAAAAATCAATGTCATTATTTAAATAACGCAATTTGCAAAAACGGTAGAGAAAATTTCACATTACAATTACTCCATTGTTGTGAAATTATTGATGCCGATGCAATTGAAACTGAAGAAATTATTAAACATAATTCATTATTTCCTAATGGATACAATTTGAATACTGGAGGTAAGTCTGCAAAACATACCGAAGAAAGTAGGAAAAGAGTATCCAATGGAGTAATAAATTATTTTAAAGATAAAAAATATCTTCGGTTTAAAGATGTTATTATAAATGATGACGATGACGTTGAAAAATATGTGAGACCACTTACACGACATAAAATACAATATGGTTGGTATGTGTACATCAATAATAAAAAAGCTGATTTTGGAGGTGTCTGTATTTTATTAGAAGAAAGTAAAAAAATGGCGTTTGAATTTATAGAGAATATACGGCGACGTGACCAAATTGCTGGAAACCTCACAAATGATGTAGTACCATTCATTCTTGGAAACAAGAATGAAGAACACGGGTAATGACCGTCCACAAAGGTGAAAACCTACATCATAAGGCAATCAGCAGCCAAGCTCCTAATCTCGTTATGGTAGAGTATGGAGAAGGTTCAGAGACTAGACGGTTACG